AAATAATGGAGATTTAATTGCAACAATTTAGGATTGCATTTAGGATAAAAAATAGATAGAAAGGAAACATTATGGCAACAATTAATTTAGGCAATCTTACTTTTACCCACAAGGGAGATTATGATGGATCAACTGCGTATGTAAAAAATGATGTGGTGTACTATTCAACAAATGGTAACGCATATATTGCTAAACAATCTACAACTGGGAATGTTCCAACAAATGCAACTTATTGGAATCAATTTGCATCAGGTTCTGGTGGTATATGGAATGCTGGTTTATCTTTAGGTTCTGCTGGAGAGGTCGTAAAAGTGAATAGTTCTGCGAATGCATTAGAATTTGGTACAATATCAACTGGTGCATTAACACTAGCACAATATGCAGATGCATCTGCTAATATGTCAATGGCCACTACTACAGGAAACCAAGTTTCTGTTAGATTAGGAACTAATGAAATTGCAGTCACGCCAAGTGCTAGTACAGATATAATTGAACTTAAATTTTATATGTCTGTAGAGGGTACATCTCAAACTTCATATATGGGTTTTGGAGTACAAAAAAGCACAACAAGTGGTTCTTATAGTACATCAACATCATCAAGTAATTATATGTTTATGACTGGGGAACACTCAATATCAATGGGTAGTTCAGCATTAGATAATAGGTATCGTTATGTGGGTGCTACAATGACAAGAAGTGCTTCAGATTTTGGTTTGTCAGCAGGTACTACTTATTATTTATCGGCACATGGTGTCACTCATAGTAATAGTGGTAGGCAATTTAAGTTTGGTTATGGTTCAGCACAAAATCAAAATCAAAACCATTTTTCAATGATAAGATACACAGTATAGGAGAATATAAATGCCAGAAAATAAATTAACATTAGATAAAGTTATCAAAGAGATAAATTCAGATGCTCAATTTACATATTGGGGAGAAGATTTTGATAGTAGTATTGATGGAATTAGATGGGAAAATGGTACTACACCTATATCAAAAGCAGATATACTTGCTAAAAAATCTGAAATGGAAAATGGAGGATAACCTCCATGACAAAAGCTAGAGATATAGCCGACTTCAAATTTGAAAACATAGTAGATATTGGTACTGAGGGTACTAGAGTAGCAAGTGGTACAACAGCTCAACGAGGTTCTACTACTGGTCAATGGCGATACAATTCTACTATTGGATTTTTTGAGGGAAGAAATGCAGATGGTACTTTTACAACTTTAGAACCTACACCAAAAATTACTTCTGTTGATGTTACTGAGGTTGATAGTACAGCAGGTGGTAATGTTACTTTTGTAATTACTGGTGAAAATTTATCAACTGGTGGAACAATAGCTTTTGTTGGTACAAGTGCTGAATTTAATGCTGACACTTCAACATTTAATAGTGCTACGCAATATACAGCAGTTAAAACTAAATCTAGTTTTCTAAATGCACAAGAACCTTATAAAATAAAATTTACTTCTGCTACTGGAAATAGTGGAACTTCAGCAGTAGGATTAATTAGTGTAGATAGTTCTCCAACCTGGACAACAAATGCTGGAAATATCGCTACCATCTTTGATGCACAAACTGGAAATCATGTAACAGTAGCTGCAACTGATGCGGAAGGCGATACAATTTCTTACAGCGAAATCAATGCAACAAATTTATCAGGTGCTGGTTTATCACTTAATAGTTCAACTGGTGTAATTTCTGGCGATCCGAATAATGTATCTGGAGACACAACAGTTAGCTTTGATTTAAGAGCAACAGCTAACAATAAAAATGTAGATAGAACATTTAATGTTATAATTAAACAATCGCTTGATGGTTCTTCAACATCTTTAAGAGCCTTTTCTGTTTTAGATTTAATTAATGCGAATGCTTCTAGTGGCGATAAATATGTTGATATTCATGGAACAGCAGTTCTCATGTATTACGATAACACAGATAAATTTGGTACTGGAGTTAGTGGTTGGTTAAGATTTGATAGTTCATTCATGAACTCTAATGGCTCTAACTTATCAGCAACAGCATATTCTACTGGGCCAGGAAATTCTGCAAGTTGGAATAGTGGTTATCAAGGTTGGACACTAGGTAATCAAGGTTCATACACTAGCAGTACAGGGATTGGTCATGTCAGAATGAAAATGCCAAGATTACAATATGCAAGAGTAACAGCTTTAACTGGACATAATTCTGGTTCACAAACAGCAGATGATGGAAATGTTGAGCAAGATGGTTTTTATAATGCTGTTAATAATACTGGTAGTTATCATTATGAGTATGCAATAAACAGAAGTCCACAAGGTGCAAATTCAAGTGGTTATCCAATTTCAATTTACAATGCCAATCAATCTAATAGTTATGATATGACAAATAGAAGTGTGAACTCTACTGGAAACTTAATTTATCCATATCCGGGTGGACATTATTCTAACTTAGGAACTACAACAAAAGGTCAAGGAGATTTTTCAATGGTAAATTTTTCTTCGTTTGATACTTCTGGTCAAATGTGGTTTTCAAGTTGGTCTGGCGATAGTGGTTCAGAACAAATTGATTATTCTAACTTTACTATGTGGGTTCATTAAAAGAAAGATAATATGTTATGGCTAGGATTACAAAAAAAGCAACTGTTCACAGCATAACTCTAAAACATATTAATGAAAAATTAGATCATATTCACAAAGACATAGATCAAAATACAAAAGATATAACTAAACTTAAAGAACAAGTAGCTATGGGTAGAGGTGGTATTAAAGTAGTATTTTGGTTAGGTGCTATTCTTGGTGC